TGATGCCAAAGTTCATCAGCTATCAAGAGATGGAGAGCATACATTAAGAAGTTATAATTTATTTGGTGTATGGCCAACAACGATTGATGCTATTGATCTGGCTTGGGATACAAACGATACGATTGAGGAATATGGTGTAACATTTAGATTTAACTATATGACTGTTAATAATCTTCAAACGGGTTCTGGTAGAGCTACAAATACGTTCAATGAAACTATACCGACAACTCCACCGCCAGCCACTGATAGAGCTACTGTAGCTATAGATGCGAATGTTCAAGCTTCGTTTTCAGGAACTATAGGTTAGAGAAGATTTGAAGTAGTATAAATAGTTGTGTTATGGCAGAACTATTTGGATGGGAAGTAAAAAATAAGAAGAAGGAGAGCGACAAGGCCAAAAGCTTTGTCGCTCCTTCTGATGAGGAAGGTACACTTGACATAGCCGGCGGTGCTGGCTTCTTTGGTCAGTATATGTCCTATGATAAGGCAGCTCGCAATGAGTATGACCTTATACGCAAGTATAGAACAACCGCAGAAAATCCTGAGTGCGATCAAGCAATCGAAGATATCATCAACGAAGCAGTTACGGCTGATGAACTTGAAATTTCTGTAAAGATAAATTTAGATTGGGTTCCAGTTTCCGCTTCTATTCGTCGGAAGATGGTGGATGAATTTAATGAAGTTCTTACACTCTTACAATGGAAGAAGAAAGGTCACGATATCTTTAGGCGATGGTATGTTGATGGGCGAATCTTTTATCACAAGCTGATAGATGAAAAAACAAAACGGAAAGGTATATCGGAAGTTCGTTATATAGATCCGAAATTTATTAAAAAAATTCGTGAGGTAGAAAAAGCTAAACCCGCACCAGATTCACCGTCTTTAGTTAAGACAGTAAAGGAATGGTACCTATATAATGAAGCGGGTGTTTATCCAGTTTTTGGAACCTCTACATCAGGTGGTATGCAGGGAGAAGGTATCAAGATTTCTCCAGATGCTATTGTATATGTAACGTCTGGCATCTATAATCCTACGACGAATCAAGTCTACGGTCACTTACAGAAAGCAATCAAACCGACTAACCAGTTGAGAATGATTGAAGATTCTGTAGTTATCTATCGAATCTCACGTGCACCAGAAAGGCGAATCTTTTACATTGACGTTGGTAACTTACCGAAGCCTAAGGCTGAAGCTTATCTCAAAGATGTAATGACACGTTATCGTAATAAATTAGTATACGATGCGAATACAGGTGAAGTCAAAGATGACAGAAATCAGATGTCGATGCTTGAAGATTTCTGGTTGCCTCGACGAGAAGGTGGTAGAGGAACAGAGATTACAACACTCGGTGGTGGACAAAATCTTGGTGAACTAGAAGATGTAAAATATTTTCAGAAAAAACTTTACAGATCACTTAACATTCCTATTTCTCGTTTAGAGTCAGAGGGTGGTTTTAATCTGGGTCGATCAACAGAGATCACCCGAGATGAGATTAAGTTTACGAAGTTTATTCAAAGACTCCGTAAGAAGTTTGCTGAACTGTTCCAAGATTTACTCAAGACTCAGTTAATTCTTAAAGGAATTATTACTGATGAAGATTGGGAAAAGATTAGAGAATTTATAGTTTATGATTTTCAGGATGATAATCATTTCCATGATATGAAACAACTTGAAATCTTAGGTTCTAGATTAGAAAGCTTGCAATCAGTTAATGAATATGTTGGTGTATATTATTCTGTTGAATATGTCCGTCGTTATATTTTGAAACAATCTGATACAGAGATTAATGAAATAGATAAGCAAATTGAAGCAGAGAAAAAGAAAGGTGTGATGGATGCTGATGCAGGAACACCTCCTGGCGAACCACCGGGTGGTGGGTTAGGAGCAATGGAACCTATAGGTCCTAATGGTAATGGTTTACCAAGAGATACGACACCAGGTGGAACAGAATTTGATGCTTCAAAAGATCAAGAATATAGTGGTTCAGACTACTAATTTTATAAATATTAGAGGAGACTGATATTATGGCAACGACAGGAATACGCAAAGTTAGAAATATGGTAGACAAGGTGGGTGAAGGAGATTTAGCTGGAGCTCAAGATGCCTTTGATACTGCGGTGGTGGCTAGACGAGAAGCACAAGTTGCGAATTATAAAACGAATATTGCACAGAATTCGTTTCAGCCACCGGAGCCAAACCCTGGACAAGATACAGGAATTACTGGTGCACCGGCTGAAGTAGAAGGGGAATAAAAACAATGAAACTGATCTCTGAATCAATTGAAGATATTGAATATATTATGGAGAACGATGCGGAAGGTAAAAAGAATTACAAAATCCGTGGTGTATTTCTTCAAGCAGAATTAAAGAATAGGAATAACAGAATATATCCTATGGAAATTCTTGAAAAAGAAGTATCTAGATATAACAGAGAATATGTAAAAAAGAATCGAGCATTCGGAGAACTTGGACATCCGGATGGTCCGACTGTAAATCTAGAAAGAGTATCACATATGATTACCAAATTGTATCCCGAAAATAAAAATTTCATCGGTGAAGCAAAGATTATGGATACTCCGTATGGAAAGATAGTAAAGAATCTCATAAACGAAGGTGCCAAGTTGGGGGTTTCGTCAAGAGGTATGGGTTCATTAATTCCTGGACCTAGAGGAGCAAATGTTGTTAAAGATGACTTTTATCTTGCAACTGCTGCTGATATCGTTGCAGATCCATCTGCACCAGGTGCTTTCGTAGAAGGTATCATGGAAGGTAAAGAATGGGTTTGGGATAATGGTGCGGTTAGAGAAGTAGATATCGCAGCATACAAGAAAGAATTAGACACAAAATATCAAATGAAACAGGCGAGAGAAGAACAAGCCGCTCATATTTTTGAAGATTTTATGTCAAAACTTTGAATATTATAAATAACTTATATAAGTAAAATAACAGGGAGTACTCCACATGACTGATATAAACACAGAACTAGGGCGAATCGCCACAGAATCTTTCTATGACGATGACACTCTAGATGAAGCAACGGATACCTTAGATACAAAAGGTAATCCGCGGCAGCCCGCAGTCGGTGCAGCCCCTGCGCAGAAAGAAGGTAAGATATCTTCTGGTACGCCGGGTGGTGAAACTGAAGATATGGGACCTGCTGTCGTTTCTCCTGATGCTCCTTCTGATCCTGGCGAAAAAGCCACTGCAAAAGCTAAGAAGTCACCCAAACCTGGACGTGATGGTAAGGGTAATCCTTCTGAAGCTTCTGGTAAGACTGTTGCCCCTACCTCTATGGACGGGGAAGTAGGCGACAAGATGAGAGGTGAAGGCGTGGATCCGGAAGAAACTTCTTTAAAGGCTGCTCGTAAAGCTGAAAAGAAGAAAGCAGCAAAAGGTGGTGGTGATGATCTTGATGACGATGAAGATGGTCAAGATGATCTCGACCGAGATGATGAAGAAGAAGCAACTCGCAGTAAGAAACGTCCTACTGCTGAGGAGAGAGAAGAAGTAGAAATTAGCGTAGATGAAAGAGTCGCTGCAATGGACCTTTCTGATGATGTTAAAGCTTTGACTGGAGGCGAAGGACTTTCTGAGGAATTTAAGCAGAAGGCAGCTACAATTTTTGAAGCTGCAGTAAAAGCGAAGATTCGTGCAGAACTAGAACGCCTAGAGGAAGAGTATGCTGAAGCTTATGAAAAGTCTATGTCAGAAGCTAAAGATGAATTGTCTGAAAAAGTAGACAATTACCTCAATTATGTTGTTGAGGAATGGATTAAAAAGAATGAAGTTGCTCTTGAGCACCAACTCAAATCAGAAATTGCTGAGAGTTTTATTTCAGACCTACGTGGTCTGTTTGAGAAACACGATATTTCAGTTCCTGATGATCAATTTGATCTTCTTGATGCAGCTGCTTCTAAGGCAGATGATATGGAAGAGAAGTTGAATGAGGAATTGCAGAAGAATATTGCGATGACTCAGAGGATTAATGAGCTTGAGCAGCATGAAATTCTTTTAGATGTAGCTTCTGATCTCGCAGATACAGAAGTAGAGAAGTTTGCAGAGTTAGCAGAAAATGTTGAATATGAGAGTGCCGACAACTATCGTACAAAGTTGGAGACAATCAAAGATTCATATTTTCCGAAAGCTCAAATTACTGAAGATGGGCAGGCAGCACCAACCGAGGATGCATACGATGAAGAAGTAACTAACACAATGGCTGCTTATATGACTGCGATAGGTAAGGGCGAAGCTCGTGCCGTAGGGTCGCAGAGTTAAGTTTTTTATAAATATATAAAAAGGGAGAAAAAACTAATGTTTCAAACTGAACACCTACAGGAAAAATGGCAGCCAGTACTTCAGCATCCTGACCTCCCAGAGATTAAGGATCCGTACAAGCGTGCTGTTACAACTGTAATTTTAGAAAACCAGGAAAAAGCAATGTCAGAGGATAGAAGTTTCCTCTCAGAAGCTGCTCCTGCAACAAACACCGTCGGTGTGCAGAATTGGGATCCGATCCTAATTTCGCTAGTCCGTCGTGCGATGCCTTCGCTTATTGCGT